ATAACTGAGCAACTCAATGACGCAATTTATGATATCGATTTGTTTTATGGTCATTATGAAGAATTGATATTAAGGCATCGTACGATCACAAAAGTTCTATACATGTGTATTGAGTATAAGAATGTTGATACACTAAAAGCATTATTAGCGGATAAGATCAGAATGGAGCAAATATTACAAAAGGGTTATAATAGACACTACAGTAATAATGATATTACCTATGATGAATATTCAGAGTTAACTGATCAAAGCAATATTGTTATTGACATTTTATCTGAAGTAATTGAATTTATCAACTCACATAAATAAGTCGAAACACCTCAAATGAGGTGTCGCCGGGAAATGGACTACCCGCGCCTGAAGATGACAGTCCAGAAAGGGAAAAGAATGAAAATTAGGGAAGTAAATCAAGTCAGTCTGGATGAGATTGCAGGCTATATGAATGACGAAATCAGAGAACAAGTTCACGCTGAACTTGCACCTTGTACGCCGGAAGAATTTTTAACAAGATACTTACAGCTTGATTGCGAATTTATCAAATTACTATTATTTGAATTTAATATCGAGATTGATTAAACGCTCGAATAATCGGGGCTTGAAAGGAGGTAAGATGACAAACATATTATTAATAATTATCATAGCTGAGTTAATTATGGTAATTGCCAATCAGTTCGGGGATTGAAAACGTAATACTTTTGTAACACTTTTGTAACCATTATAGCACTAAAATATGCTATACTCTAATTGTGGCAGAAAATGAAGCCCCCGAACTCCTGAATAGGCCGGGCCGCCACACCCGGCCAGAATAGTGAGGTAGATATGTTAAATGATATTGTAGGGCAATTTATTGAGTCTCAAAATATGAAACTGTGCTATCAGTTTTGGGAAGAGAATACAGAGACATTAATTGTCGAATATATAAATACAACTTATAAACTCAGGTTTTTATGCGAAACTAGCACACGTATACCAGAACTATTGATTTTGAAATATATAAATTGCAAATACATTGATGTTCAATTTTTCTCAATCAATAAAATTTAAGTCGAAACACCTCAAATGAGGTGTCGCCGGGAGATGGACTACCCGTGCCTGATGATGACAGTCCAGAAAGGGAAAACAAATGGCAAAAATGGTAACACGCACAATTTTATCAACAGAAGTAAAAGCAGTGACAGCTAATCTATCTGAAAACGTACTGGAAGAAGTAACTTATAACATTCCCGGGAAAATCACAAACAAAGACAAGGCTATGAACATCCTCAGGAAGCAGTACACAACTTCTTCGAGAATTCCAACATCGGTGGTTGAACTAACAATTTGTGAGAAGCTTTATGGAATGCCAGAAGAAACCTTTATTGAGCACGCTGTAGAACTTCCGCCCAGAGCGTCAAAGAAGGAGGTTGAATAATGGCAGAGTATAAAGCAACGGTTAATGAGGCAACATGGGTGATGACAGCAAGAGAAAAGCTTAGGTATACTGATTTAACGGATGCAATTCAACTCGACGAAGCCACGCAGTCTGGTGATCTAATTATTGACGTGGATAAATGGGCAGTAATTAATATTCACAATGAAAAATCTGATACTGTCGACTATGTGAAGTATGTAATAATTGATAAAGATGACCAGGTGTATGTTACAGGCTCAGAAAGCTTTTGGAATTCATTTACACAAATTTATGAGGTCATGAGCGAAGAGGGAGAGACAACTTATAGTATTAAGGTGTACCGAAGAGAGAGCAAAAATTATAAAGGAAAAGATTTCATAACATGTAGAATCATTTAAGTAAAAGCCCTCCCCTAATAAGGGGGGGCTTACTATCTAAAAGGGGGCTTTAACATGACAGAGCGACAACGTCAAGAAAGAAGAATAAAACGCTTTATTAAAAATGCGACGGCAAGAGGGTTTGTCTTTAACAATGAAGATGTATCGTATCTTATAAGAAATACCCCGGTAAATGACTTAAGCAAAATCACCCCGAGTATTTTATATTCCTATTCTATTTATAGTGTGGAAGATACGGGCGAAATTTTATCGGGTGTAGAAGGCAGAAAACTAGAAAGAAGAGAAGCGGCCTATAAAGGTATATTACGAAAAAAACAAGCTAAAAAAGCTAGAGCATCTTTTGTTGATATTGTTATCCGTAATTATCGTAGACAGATATTAGGTTTTCCAAAAAAAGTGTCTGATATTGTTATACAAGCACTTAATAACGCAATAGACATATCAGGACGTGAAGCAGTGGCTACTAGGCTTGAAAATAATGCAGAATCATTATCAGACTATCTAAACCGCTCAAAACTGTTTGGAGATAGCATTTCAGCAATTATATCTTATTGTCAAGCAATGTTTGGAGACTTGCCCGGAATGACAAATGAGGATGTAATTAATGTCTCAGACATTTTAGACGGTTTAGAATCGTATGAAACAACGTGATTTTACTTACTTTGTAGGAGATTTTGAAACTACAGTATATGATAATCAAGAGTATACAGAGGTATGGGCATCTGCTGTAGTTCCGTTATATTCTGAAAGCGTGATAATACACCACTCACTACTTGATACGTTTAATTATTTAAAAGCGCTTCCGGGTAATATATGTATTTACTATCACAACTTAAAATTTGACGGTTCTTTCTGGCTACCATTTTTAATAGAAAATCTAGGATTTAAACAGGCTTATCTCAAGATAAAGACAGAACAAGGTGAGCTTATAGAATGGAAGTCAGAAAAGAAAATGTTCAATAAGGAATTTAAGTATTCTATTTCAGATCGTGGAGCATGGTATAATATTATCATAAAAGTAAATAATAAGATAATAGAAATACGTGACTCCCTGAAGCTTTTACCATTTAGCGTGGCTGAAATTGGCAAAAGTTTTGGGACAAAACATAAAAAACTTGATATGGAATACAAGGGATTTAGATTCTCAGGTTGTGAAATAACGCCTAAAGAGAAAAAGTACATTGCAAATGATGTATTAGTCGTAAAAGAAGCTCTTGAAATAATGTTCGATCAGGGCCATGACTCGTTAACTATAGGCTCATGTTGTTTAAAGGAATTTAAACGTACATATGACAAGGAATATTACAACATATTATTCCCAAATATGTATGATATATTACTAGATAAAAAAACTTACGGAGCTGAAAATGCAGGCCAATATATTAAGCGATCTTATAAGGGTGGTTGGTGCTATTACGTAGAAGGAAAGCAAGGTAGGATATTAAAAAATGGTTTGACAGCAGATGTTAACTCGTTGTACCCATCTGAAATGCATTCTGATTCCGGAAACTATTATCCAGTGGGAAAACCGAAATTTTGGAGCGGTGACTATATACCTGACATGCCGGAACATGCGTATTATTTTGTGCGTGTAAGATGTAGATTTTATTTAAAAGATGGAATGTTGCCATTTATACAGATAAAAAACTCATTTATGTATTTAGGCAATGTGTGCTTGACTACAAGCGATGTATGGGACGACGAGCAAAATAGTTATTGTCAGGAATTAATTATGCCAGATGGATCAGTAAAGTCAACTGAGGTTACTCTAACTCTAACAATGATAGACTGGATATTGTTTAAGGAGCATTACGAACTTGTCGACTGTGTCATATTAGATGGGTGTTGGTTCCATTCAGAGATAGGGCTATTTGATGAATACATTAATTTGTACAAAAAAATTAAAGAGGAATCAAAAGGAGCCATACGGACATTAGCAAAGCTTTTTATGAATAACCTCTACGGTAAGTTAGCGGCTTCTGACAATAGCTCATTTAAAATTGCATACATTAAAGATAATGGTTCTATAGGGTTTAAGCCCATCAAAGAAAACAAGAAACAACCTGGTTATATACCGTGTGGATCAGCTATAACATCATATGCAAGAAATTTTACCATACGTGCGGCACAAAAAAATTTTTATGGTGCAGACAAGCCAGGTTTTGCGTATGCTGATACTGACAGTCTACACTGTGATGATATGTCGCCTGAAGATTTAGTTGATATACCTGTGCATGAATCTAAGTTTTGTCACTGGAAATTAGAATCGTTTTGGGATAGAGCTATATTTACACGTCAGAAAACATATATTGAGCATGTGACTCATGAGAACCAGAGAAAGATTGATACACCTTATTATGATGTAAAAGGCGCCGGAATACCGGAAAGAAGTAAAAAGATATTTATTGATAAAATAGAAAAAGGTGAATATGATTTAACAGATTTTAAGGTTGGATTAAAATTAGAGGGTAAATTAGTTGCTAAAAGAATTAAGGGCGGAACTGTATTGAAGGAAACAACATATGAAATGAGGTAAATTAAATGACAAAATGTATAAAAGAAATGGAACATGATATAAAAGTTTTGAAAGATTGTATAAGGATAATAGCAAAAGAATTTATGCTTAATCCATATTATGTTGACCAAATGCAAAATATTTCTAGTCAGTTTATTGATAATTTATATGATAAAATAGTAGATGAAGATGTGTTATCAAGGGACCTCAATGAAATAAAGAATTATTTATTACGCCGATATTCATTCATCACGGATATAATACAAGAAAAGTATGATTTAAAGCAAGAAAATATGAACTTAAAAGAGAAATATGAAGAATTAGAAAATAAATATAAAACAATGGAAAGAAATTTTTACGATGCTTTTTCATAACATTAAAGAGAGGGATTGCTCCCTCTCTTATTATATCTTAATAACCGGTGCGTATAAGCATCTGACATTGATGGATATATAACAGGCGTTACATTTAAAACGTGTCTCCCTACTACATACATATACGCTGGCGGTTTTAGATATCAATATGATAATGTTTTTAATATAGCTTCTTTACATCTAAGGTCTTTAAATCTAAAGCAACCTTTTTCAAAATAATATCTAAGGGTGTTAATCAAAAAGCCACACCTTTTAAGCATTATGTAATTAATATTATGGTCTTCTGTAGTTACAGCTATCTTTAATTTAAACTGGCTGTCTGCCTTTGAATCACAATATATAACACCTTCTGTAGCATACTCTCTTACACCATAATCATTTCCATTATACCTAATAGTGCATAAATAATTGGACGTGCCTTCAGGCTTTTCTATAAAAGATGTATTGTCATTGAGATAAACATTTTCAGAAGAATAAGCAACGTAACTGTTATTACTAAAAGCCCTGTTGAATCCGCTGGCTTTTTGAGCTTCCGAAACACTTTCAAGAAAACTTTGTTCAAGCACATAACCATCGCCCCTTAAAAATTTAGTTTCATTTTTCAACCGATCTGTTATACCCATTTCAACATAATACGGATTGATGATTGTTACTGCATTAGAAAGCATATATACGGGAACATATTTAACTTGCTCACCATTACCACGTGCAATTGAAGTGTGTAACGATATAAATTTTCTTATTTCATCTGAACAGTAGTGGTTAGTTTCACTTTGAAATTCATCAAATAATAGTTTCGTTATGTCAGATAATAAGTGACTGTATTTTTTAATTTGATCCGAACTATTCAAAGAAAGAGCATAACCGCAACTAACCTCATCAACAAAAAGCTCATGAAAAATTCCGCCAGCTTTTCTTTCAGATTTCATGGTAGTACCAGGAAAAAATAAATTAGATAAGTCCTTATAAAATTTGTCTGAACAATCATCTAACTCATAATTATATCGATATATTAACCCAAATTTTTCTTTATTCTTGAAAAATCTATTCATAAAATATCGTCCGTAATAAGTAGTTTTACCTGACGAACGATTTCCCGTTGTTATGAAAAGTTCAGGCTTCTTACCATTAATGTCTTTCATGGACAAAAGCTTTGTCCCATCGTAATACTTTTGTAACATTTTTGTAACAC